AAAAAGATAAAATATTTAATGTTGACTGCAAGAATAAGCTATTTTATATAGTTTATAGGAATGGGAATTTTCCAACCAAATTTTTCAATATGGAAGTGTCATATACTGGGTCAAATGATAATATGGAAATGGTTCTCCATAATACTTTTATGAAACAAATATCAATAAATAATTCATCTGATAAATTACTAGGAATGAATGAATCTTTTGATGGGAATATAGATAATATTGAAAACTTTCGCTCGATTATTATAATAATTTATAGTGATGTACCTGGAATATTGAATATATATAGTGGTCAATCAAAAGATAATATGATAAATACAAATACGTTTAATTACAATGCAGATGGACAAAAGATAATTACCTTAAATTGTTATAATTTCTTTTTTAAAATTAAATATATTAATAATAGTGCAAATCAATCAATATTTAATATAAGTGTTATTTACGAGCCATTATCATATTTGCAAACTATAAGTGAATCATCAAAAATAGAACAAAATCAAAATTATAATTGCGCTCACATTGATTTATCAAAACAATTATTACCGATATTAAATACAATAAATGACAATATAACTGAGACAAATAATATACAATTACAAATTGCAAATGAACTATCAATTATTAAAAGTACAAATACAACTGAATTACAAAATATTCATAATGAAATAATAAATACAAATAATACTATTGAATTAAAAAATATTTATAATGAAATAATACATACAAATAATATATTTAAGAATCAATTAGAAGATATTAAAACAGTAATGGAAAAAAATAATATTTATGATATAAGTAAACATATTGATACGCATGTACAAAATATAAGTCATAAACTTGATTTATTAAATAATATGACTGAGGATAAATTAAATGATATATGTAAACAAAAAAGTGTTTTAACTGATATAAATCATTATATAATAAAAAATAACGATAAATTATCACAGATTATAAATGATTTATCATCTACGTATGAAGAAAATGCAAATGGTAATATAATATTATCTGATATTCACAAGGAGCAGAAAGAAATAGTTAAATCTATTAATAATTTAATAAATATTAATAACGATTTATTGGATGTATATAAAAATTTAATTGATAGGATTAATTGATAGAATCATAAGAATTCCTATTAATCTTTATTAAACAATTTCATATGAAATTGTTTAATAAAAATTGATTGGGGGATAGAAATTTAAATAAATTTCTATCATTTCCAATTACTATTTATTTGGGAAATTAATTTCCCAAATAAAAATTGATAATCAATCACTTTGAGCATTAATATAAATATTAATGCTCAAAGTAATCCTTAACAAAACCCTTGAAAAGAAGAATATTAATGATTTCACGACACTGGAGAATCAATCCCTTAAAATGGATAATCTGGAGAATTATTATTCGGAATATGAAAAAACAACCAATCTTATTAAATATGGTAATGATACAAAGAATAATTTTGTCAATGCTTTCCTGCAAGCCTATAATCATCATAAGACACTGCGACTTAGACCGGATGATATCAAATTGCAATTCCTTATGATCGTATCTACATTTATTAATAATAATGCGGAAATGATGAGACCGTTCTTTGTTGACCACGAAGGAAAGAAGGAATTGACCGTATTTTTCGATGCATTTAAACCAGACCAAATCTTTGGAGAATTTGGAAAACAACTTGAGGGAAATATCAAGTGCCCTGAATTTGCGAAACATTACAAGCATAAATTCAGTACCACCACCGAATTAATTTCAGTTGTTAATAATCTTACACTTATGAATACTCTGAAAGAATATTTTGCATTTACAATGATTTGTATGTGTGGTATCCCATCAATTATTTTGGAGGGAACACAAGAAGACTGGAATCAATTGAAAGAAACTTATGAATATTTTAAAGGAATTACCGGTAAATATGAACTCAAAGAATGGTATAATCATTTTGATGTTATTATGGATATGTTTATTGAAATGAGAATGCTCCAAGATAGTGGGACAGTTGATGCACCAGAACATATCGCGAAAATGTGGGAAAAAGTAATTTCTTACATTAGAGTTGGTTCAGGAGGTGATACTGAATTGGCTGGTTGGGTTAGATTGTTTTGCCCTTATTCTAGCAGTAAGAAACTAATTGATGGACTAGATAAACCACTTGAATGTTTTAATACATCATCCAAATTAAAATCGTTTTTCAGGTCATTTTCTAACACTAAATCAGATGTGATAGATTTTTGGTACAAATACGGTGAAGACTGGAATATGGTCCCATCATCAATTGTTCTTACTCCTGCGAATATGATGTTTGACCAAGGTGAAGGAGAATTAACGTCATATAAAGTAGATATCCATTCTGGTTTTTATACTCCTCATTATAATGTGGATAATGATAGTATCGAAATGAATATTGGTTTTAAGATTAAAGAAGCAAAAGAAATAGAATATGAAAGAATGAATAAACATTATGAAGATAAAGGGGTTTATGTAGAAAATGATACTATTATGATTCCCAAAGTATTGAGAAAAGAAAGAACTATGATTGATAAATATGTAGCTGGAACTAAAAATATGATGTTTAAATATTACGGCACAGACCCAGAGCAAGAAACAGCCAAAGAATATTATCTATCAAATGGTGTTGTTATTGAAGAATATAAAATTACCGCACCGAGTAAATTTAAGGACGAGGAAAACAAAATTAGAGATGCATTTGATATATACAATTGGTGCATGTTTAACTTATTTTAAGAATTAATTTATTTTAAGATTTAATTTAAAAATATTTTTATAATTAATGATAGTAAATGGTTTATATATACATATTGGAATTAATATCTAATAAATATTACATTGGAAAATCAAATAAACCAGACATCAGAATTGACATGCACATTAATGGGAATGGTGCAGCGTGGACTATGAAATATAAACCAACGCGAGTTGCCAGAATAATCCCAAACTGTGATGATTTCGATGAAGATAAATATACTATAATTATGATGAAAAAATATGGTATTGATAATGTTCGCGGTGGGAGTTTTTGTAATGTTATTCTTGAAAATACCCATATTGAAATTATAAATAGAATGATACGAAGTGGAACAAATGCGTGTTATGGGTGTGGGAGCGATGGACATTTTATTAAAGATTGTGATAAAAGAGAAGATTATGTAAAAATATATAAATGTTATGACTGTAATATGGCATATGACAGTTATGACACATTGATTTATCATAGGGAAAACACTTGTTCTTATAATTTATATTGTATGAAATGTCATAAAAGAGGACATACAGATGCTGATTGTACAAGTACGATAGAAAAAATAGCAGATGGATTATTATATATTGCGAATATGTTAGACAGTGTTTGGTTTGGATAATAATAGCGCAACCAGTTATGTTTGCTAATAGTGCCGAACCAGTTCACCGAAGGTGCGAGAGCCAGTATATCTTTTGACAAAGCCAATATAAACGGTCATTTTAAAATATTATTTTAAAATGCTGTGATGAAATGCTTAGCATTTCATCAAGGTCTTATTGTTTTCGAATAGCGATGCTCACAAATAATAATAGTTTGATTAAATAATATATATATATATATATTATATGATTGATACAATACTAAATGACGAGGATGTTAATATTTCAGATAAAACAAAAGTAAGCTGTGCATTTGAAAAAGGTTTTAAGTATAAAGAAGATAATAATTCTTTTATTCCCGGTTCCACTTATTAAGAGCCTTAAAATTAAATAAAAATAATTAGTTCTAATTATTTTTATTTATAGTTGGGCTCTTATTATCTGACATAGGGAATAATCATAAGGATCTAATTGGTATTAAAAACATTATACTTTTTTTATTATAATAGTATGTTTAGTTATCGGGAAAAAAGCATTAATACCGATGGTTATAACAATAATAATATTATTATATGATTTAATTAAAAATCCAATACATATTATTTATATGATAAGTAGTTTAATAACTATTAACACTCGAACTCCTCCATTTTTAGATATAGATAAATATTTCCCAAATCATATTAAATTTGAAAATTCAGATAATTTTAATAAAATAAAAGAAGAAGCAATGTTTATTCTAAGTCAAAAAGATAAGTTGAAATTAACAAAAAATACATATGGTAATGAATATATAGGTGGTGGAGATGTCCAATCAGATAATGAAGACGGATGGAGAATATACGCGGTTAAATTAGGTAATACTAATTACGCAAAAGAAACAATGCCAGAATTAACTAAATTATTAAATGATATGTGTCCGTCGCCATTCGAAAACGGTTTTCGAATGTACGCGGACCAAAAGAGAGCCCGTACATTTGAAAACGGCTTAGCCGTTTTCAAATGGCGCTGCTCACATATACCTGAAGTTGTCGCGTGTGCTGTATCAATTTTACCTGCGCGCAAAGCAATCCCGATACACGTCGGTTATACTAAAGGAGTACTACGTTATCAAATAGCAATGAAAGTACCTAAAGATAGAGAAAATGTATTTATTTGTGTAAATGGTATTAAATATAGTTGGACAGAAGGAGAAGGAGTATTATTTGACGATACATATCCTCATAAAGTATATAATAATACAGATGAAGACCGAGTTGTTTTATATATGGATGTTATTAGACCATTCTTAAATCCAATATTAGATATATTAAATAGATTTATTATTTATTTAGTTTCAAATTCATCTATCGTAAAAGAAGAAATCGCTAAAACAGAAAAACCAATCACGTTAGATTAAAAACACTAAATCAAAAACTTGGCGTGCATCTTAACCTTATCCACCATCTTAATACACCCATATGAAAACAAATGCTTGGCATACTTGCAATGCTTTTCATAATATGGCATTTCATTTGGGGTTGGTTCATTTGCTGACTCAAACCAACACCATCTAATATCATTATACGATGCAAAATTAATTGCAATTCGCTTACCATAATACTTGCGAATGAGTATAAGAAGCTGGCGCAGATGGAGAGCCCATTCGTACCACGTCGTGTAAATCTCATATGGCACTCGTGAATTGACATAATCAATGATATTAAACTGCTTATTCGTCTTGAAATAATACCATTCCACAAATTTTACATTTGTTTTTTTGTCCCAATACGTGAAATTTTCATTTATAATATTATACATGTTCTCCATATTCCGATGCACAACATTAATATTATATTCGCATAATTCATCAACAAAAACCATTGCATAATCTGTATGACCTCTCTTAACCATATTAATAAAAAGATTGTACTTATCATCACTATATCCCCAATCCTCCAGATTGAAATCATATGGCTCTATGACATATCCCTTAACATTCTTCAGCATATATCGAAAAGTATGAATATCAAGATTGGTATAACAGGAAATCATTTGAATGAAGTATGAAAATGGAACCTTGTGTGAATTCCGCATAAGTGCCCTGATGATATGCCGGATACTCTTTCCAATACATTCATTACTCGAAAGGTCAAAAATAATGCGTCGAGAAATAGTAATAAAAAGATTCACATAATTCAACTTGTGATGCTTTACAATGTTCTTATCAGTGGTCATATAATTAAAAATCTTATAATGTGCATCATCCAGTGATTTAAAAATACATTCTGTATAAACGCGGTGTCTAATATACTGAGCATAGTGAGAAAACACAAATGACACCGCATCATACATATTCTTATCTACTGCAAACACTATATAACTCTCCAATAAAGTGCAAATAATTGGTCGCGAACTGGTATACCTTGTATTTTCATCCATCATAGTAATAGTATTGGTCCTAGTATACTCGATATCAATAATCTTATCCAATTCCTCAGGCATCTCATTGATGATATATTGGATAGCACCATCTTCTTCCCACTTGCCAAAGATTTGCTTAAAATTAACTTGATTTTCCGCGTTTGGATTCACAAGAGCCAAAAACTGGTCCTTAATAGTATTAAAGCGTTGCATTGTGCGACGAGACATTACTATTATTTATGATGGGTAATAAGGGTATTATTTTCAATTTTTATTTATGTGAGATTTATAAAGAAAGCTTATGTCTATGTTGTTTCATTACACCTAATTGGATGAAATAATTTGCCAAAAATTTATCCTTATTTTTTTTCATTTTCTGCATTTTATTACTTACATTCATATGACGCTTCAATCTAATGGATGCTTTAATCATATATATAAATATAATATTATCCATAAATTCATCTCGGTGAGAAACAGAATATCGTACTAAGATATCGGCTAATTGTATATGTGATATTTTAGTCATTTTCCGAAAACATTCTTTCATAAATTTTCCATCGACAAATCTATTACTAAAATTATCAAAAAACTCTTCAAAATCATTAACTTTATATTTATGGGTAAACAATCGTTTAATCATAAATTGTTGTAAATTACCATCCCCTTCACATACTCTAGCAATAAAATCATAGCTATTTATACATTCAATAAATATATTCCTAATTGCCTTTTTCTTTTCAAATTCTTCAAAGATATATTTAATAATATTATCGTGTAGTGAGTGTATCATATAATATATTGTTCTTACAAATGATTTAATATTCTCATCCCATTGTGCCTTATTTTTAATAATGTAATCTACATATATTTTAAGCATATTAATGTTATTAAAAGGTTCATCATAATATTTATTAAAGATATCACACTCATCCCATCCATATTCATTATTATCATATTCATAATGATAATCAATCTTACAACCATATACTTCAAGAAATGCAGTGAATATTTTCTTATAGTTTTCATTAGGAACATAATAACTTGTACCATCACCCGCATCTTTCCTATCACATGTTTTATATAAATATTCTATTACTTTATCTTCGAATAATTCTGTTAGTGTTATATTGGTTATTTCTTTCAATCCAGTTTTAAATTGTTTAATAGTTATTTTTTCTCCAATAAAAATACTACACATCATTTTAATCTTATCACATTTTGATAAATTTTTGTAAAAATTATCAAATAGCGTTTTATCATGCATAAATGTATTATAGATTATAGTATTCATAACTGTATTATTCATAGTAATATTCATAACTGTATTATTCATAGTAATATCCATTAATATTATTTATATTGCCCAAGTTATAAATTAATCAATTTTTATGAAAAAGGATGTGTACATCCTTTTTCATAAATGTTAATCGAGAATGTTAGATTTTATGCATAAAATCTAACCTACGATCAATTTTTATAAAGCAAAAGACTTTTTATGATAATTACTATGGCTAACCATAAAGCCAATATTTATCATATATTGAATATAGTGGATTTTTGTATGTTTATGTAAAGCATAATAAGATACAGGTGCTTTATATTTATTTGTATAATATATTAATTCCTTTATCATTGCATTTTTATTTTTAATACTCGTAATAAATAATTTCCATATATTTATATCCTTGTACAAAAACCCACTCTTATTTTTATATTCTTTTTCGTTTCGTGGTAATTTATTCCATTCATTTATGCAAGTTTTAATAATATGATTAATAATTATACTATCATTATTTTTAAATGCACACTCTGCTAGTTTTTCATAGTTAATACAGTCGTATTTCATAGTAATTAAAAAATCTCTCAAAATAGGATATACGTTTTTACATTGATATAATAAAGATTCAAATATATTTATTTTATTTATATTTATTTTATTTGAATCATTACTTATGGTTCGATGGAGTTGATGAATGTCTTTTAATCTTATTTCTGAATTTGTATTCATAATATCATCTAAATGTGATTTATATTGAGGATACGATTTAATGGTTTCTAATAAATGGTTAGCCAATATTATATTATCAGATACGAATGGTTTGCATATCATATATTTAATAATGTTTAAATCAGTAAGTTCATAATTAAAAATATTCATATTCTTACGGCGGGGTACCTTATGCCCGAAAGTTATTATATTGCGAGTAATTATATTGCTAACAATGTGTTTATAAATAATAACGAGATAGAAATCATCTATTTCCATATCAATATTTATCGTAGGTTCTTTATTTTGTGTAAATATAGTATCAATTAATTTATAAACATAGTTAATATCACTTATTTTTTTCAAATTAATATCACTATCACTGAATTGTAATGGTTTTGATACATATGTATTGCATTCATAATATTCTATCTCCTGTGCCATATTTATAAGGTCAAAATCTTTCATCACGATACCAAGTTCAATAACAGTATTCCTGATTGTTTCTGGTTTTTGTGATTTAAATATAGTATTTAATAATTCCCGACTATGTTCCTTATTTGATAATATATATTCTTTGACCTTATCCATTGATATTAAAAATTGATAAATAATATTATTATTTATCAATTTTTAATATAATATGGACAGATTTATATCTCGATTAAATTTACCCGATGATGCTGAATTTAAATTGGTATCATATTATGAACAACCTGGTTTTTCAAATAGCGACGCGCATAATTGCCCTATTTTGGAATTATATCACACGGTTCGAAGTTATGATTATAATAATATATTTGAGGAGATAAAAAAAAATGGTTTTACTTGCGGGATGTATGGGAATAAAGGACCGGGTGTTTATATGGCTAACCACGGGCGCTATTCATATGATTGGGGATATAATGATAATGGGATTAGAATGTCATTATATCAGATGTATTATATATAGATACGCCCGATGAACGTAATTGCTTTCGCTATCGGTCTGAAATTAAGAGTAATAATTTTAATTCAGAATATAAAATAACTAATTCCCGGTTCAACTCATCTATTGCAGAGCAATATAAATTAGGGAATAATATGAAAACAATCTATCCGAAATGTTTTATAACTTATAGGGTTGATAATAATCAGCATAATAAGGAACCATATGTTGAACATGGACAATTTGGATGCAGTAATTGTGATATGAAAATAACCCGTTGTGATTGTTTATTAGATGGTTATGATGATTTTGACACCATTAAGACATAAAACCATTTATAGAAATCATCCTGTTAACACTTTCGACCGCACCTTCAACCCAACCTTGTTTTAATGATAA